GTGATCTGGAGCTGGTCGCAGAGGGATGCGAGCGAATTGCTCTCGAAGTCGTAGATCTGCCGTGCACGCTTCAGCGAGCAGTCCCACTTCAGCTCCCCAAGCTCGATCTCGTAGAGCTCGGCCGTGCGCTCCAGACAGCTGCGGTCGAAGGGAGCGTTGTGGGCGACGAACGTGTCGAACTCCTCCAGATACTCGCGGGCAATCTCTTCCCACACGTCGGGGAAGGAGGGCGCCGTGGCGGTATCCTCGGGTCGTATGCCGTGCACTTGGATGTTCCAATAGGTATAGGCATTGTCCTCGGGCTGTACGAGCCACGAGCGCGTCTCGACGATCTCGCTATCACGGACGACGCAGATACCCACCTCACAGATGGAGCTACGCTTCTGCGTAGCCGTCTCGAAGTCAATGGCGATGAAGTTGAGCTTGCTCATTCCGTAGGGTGATGGGGGAGCTTAGTGTGTGCGGGTCATGTCCTCGGGGACGATGAGGATGAAGTCTGCCATACCGCGGTAGGCTTCTTCGAGGGCCTGGACATCCTCCTGCAGGACGGTCGTGATCGTCACGATGCGTGCCTTGGGAGCGTAGCGACTGAGGTAGGGGATGATACCGCCATTCTGCAGGGAGTGATAGGAACCGTTGAGGTGGAGGAAGGTGTGCTGAGGGCGGAGGTGCTGGCTGATGCGGTAGCCCATGGTGGCATCCTTGATGGCCTGAGCTTCCTCGAGGTAGCGCTTCTCCTTCTTCTTATCCCCGTGGACGAGCGCACCCATAGCGGCGAACATCTCCGCACTCTGCTCTGTGGACTGGAAGGCGATGGGCAGAGGGGGTAGATAGCGCTTGGCCTCGGCACTGAGTGAGTCAAGGGCGGGAAGGCCCTTGCGATTCACGAGGTCGGCATAGCGACGGGGGACGTTCGTCGCGATGACTCTAAGGCCATGGTCCTTGGCAAAGTAGACGACGGGATCGTAGTCCGTCTCATAGTTCGGCCACAGGCGTGCCTCGTCGCCGTAGCTCTTGGGGCTGATGGTCTTGGCGAGGTACTCGTCGAGGATCAGCTGGATATCTGCCTCGAGCATCTCAAGCCCGAGGGTGAGGTTCTTCCCCTTACGCTGCTGCAGGGCCTCGAGGACACGGAGCTGCATCCAGTGGCTGATGGGATTGTTGTGCAGCTCCCCAAAGAAGACGACATCGGCACCAGCAGCGTGTGTGATGAGCTTGTCGAAGGTGACGGGACGCCCGACAGAGTCTACGAGGCGGTAGGCGACGGGCTCGGTGGTCTTCTGGGCTGATGCGGAGAGCGTGAAGAGAAGCCCCGAGAGGAGTAGGGTGAGGGTACGGAGGAGTTTCATTGCTTGGGTACAATCGAATAGATGAGGTGGCGCTGGGGACTGAGGATCGTGCGGAAGGCGGTGCGGAGCTCCTCGGGTGTGATGGAGCGAAGGATCTGCTCATACTGAGCGAAGTCCTCAAGGCGCTCTCCGCTACGCACGAGGCCAAGGAGCATATCTTGCCAAGGAGCCAGATCGCTCTCGGTGAGGGCTTCGCGCTTATTGATGAGGAAGGTGCGGGCGATATCGGCTATTTCGCTGGGGCTGGCGAGCTTCGTCTGGAGGTCTTCGACCAGCTCCTCGATGAGTTTGCAGGCAAGGGGAGCATTGCTACTCTTCACAAGCGTCTCGAGGCGGAACCATACGAAGGGCTCGGGCTTCGGGCGGTACTCCATATAGAGGTAGGGCGAATAGATGATGCCCGCCTCGGAGCGCAGGCGATCAATGAGACGACTGCGCAGGAGCTCACGCATGAGCTTGAGGCGCAGACTACCGCGTAGGGTGGGCTCGTAGGTGCCGTAGTAGACGTTGTGTAGTGCCGTCTCGTCGCCAGCATCGGTATCCTCGAGGGTATAGTTCTCAGCCGTGAGCTGGCCCTGAGATGGGAGGGTGGGCTTAGCGGGGCGCTGGGGAAGGTCAGCGAAGACGCCCGAGATTTCCTTGAGGAGAGCTTCGCTGTCGAAGCGCCCGACGACTACGATCGTCATCCCCTCAGTGCGCGTCCAGAGGTCGGTGTGGAAGTCGATCATGTGGGGGAGGCTGAGGGTACGTGCTTCGTCTTCGGTCTCGGGTTCGCGCTGGGGAATGTAGGTGCCGAGGATGCTATCCAGACGGCGCTGTAGCTTGCGCTCGGGATCGCGGGCAAGCATTTGCTCCAGACGGCTGGGGCGTCCAAGAGCGGTGATGAGTGATTCGCGTGCCTCCTCGAAGTCAGCCGTCGCAGCTTCGGGGCGCAGCATCTTCTCCTTCATCAGGCGCAGGAGGCTGTACGTCTTGCCCGTGGGAGCGGTGCCGAGGAGTGCACCCCAGTCCATGGCTTCGGTGAGGGTGAGTGCTATGCCGTGGTCGAAGAGGAAGCTATCGAGCTGCTCACGGGGAAGGGTAGCGATACCACCCAGCTCCATGTAGGCCGCGAGCGAAGCCACGCGGGGCTGCTCGTCACGCGGGATGTCACGCAGGCCCGAGGGGTGGTTGATGGCGATCTTCACGACAGAGTCTGCCTCGGGGAGGGGACGCAGGATGATGCGGATGCCATTGGGGAGATAGGCTTCCTGCACGCCGAGGTCGGGGTGTAGCTTCGACGAACGGAGCTGTGCCGTGGGGAGCTTCTGTGGGGGAGTGAGGAGCTGTGGGATGGCGCTCTTCTTCTCTTCGGTAGCCTCATCCGACGGCGGAGTGAAGCTGAGACGGGTGCGCTGGGTGGAGAGTCCGCGCTGGATAGCTCGCTCGATGGCGCCACGCTGTGGGCGCGCTGTCTCGGGGAGCTGCGCATTGTGTGTGAAGCTCGCCAGCTTGCTTGGCCCCATGAGGTAGCGGTAGAGGCGGTCAAAGGCGGGACGGAGATCGCTGGCACGTAGGCCGTCGATACGGCGCTCAAGCTCCTTCTTCTCTGCCTCATCGGTGAGGAAGTGGTCGCCGTGGAGGATCTCATCGGTGTAGTAGTCGCACCAGCCAGCCGAGGGCGTATCGCCTGTGACGACGTATAGGGCGGACTTTGCGCGCTCCTTGAGGAGAGCGAGTTCGCGCTCCGATATCGTGCCTCGTCGCAGTACGCTCAGTGCCGAGATAGCCTCGCGGAGGTCACGGAGGATCTCGGCCGTGCGACTGCCTTCGAGGGTGAGGGAGAGGTGGCTTGTACGGCCAAGATACCAGCTGTCAGCGAGCTTAGCGCCGCGGAGCTTGTCGAGTCGGTGACTCCATGCAGCGAGTGCCATACGGTGGACCTTCTCCGTAAAGAGCTCGGAGAGCGTCCGTGTGGGGAGGGTCTTGTGGGGGAAGATGAGGTCGAGGGTCGCTGTGCGAATGAGGGTGTCGCTATGGCTCTCGAGATGTAGGCCACGCGGGTAGTGCAGCTCTGGCTCGATATAGGTACGGGCTGGGGTGGTGGGGGCGGCGGTGAAGGTCGCGCGTAGTCTCTTCTCCGCGGCATCGAGGTCGAAGTCCCCGACGAGGACGATGGTCGCAAGGGATGGACGATACCAGCGATGGTAGAAGCCACGTAGGCCGCTCGCCGTCGCACGGTCGATGTCTTGTGCTGTGCCTACGGGGAGGCTACGGCTGTGGATGCCTGTGCCGACCTTCAGCGCGTAGAAGGGATCGGTCTGTACGTAGGCGCGTATCTCCTCCTTGATGATGCTGCGCTCCTGCTCCACCTCGAGGCTGTCGAGCTGTAGTCCCGTGAGCCAATCGCTGAGGATGAGCGCCGTGCTATCAAGGACGTGGGGCTCATCGGTGGGGAGGGAGATCATATAGACGGTGCGGTCGTGACCGGTCATAGCATTCAGCCCGACGCCGTAGCGTGTGCCGAGACGCTCTGCATAGCGCTTGATACCGCCCGAGGCAAAGTGCTTCGTTCGGCCGAATGCCAGATGCTCGATGAAGTGTGCATAGCCTGCTTCGTCGGGACGCTGAGCGCAGGAGCCCACACGCATGACGAGGCGTGCCTCCATCTTCTTGCGTGGCTGAGCATTGTGTCTGAGGATGTAGCTCATCCCATTGGAAAGCGTCCCTCGTCGCTCTTGAGCGAGAGCGGGGCAGGCGAAGGAGAGGAAGAATAGGATAAAGAGGAGGGTGAGCCCTATGGAGCGGAATCCCTTCCTCTCCACACGGCTGGTCGGTGTGTATACGTATCTGTCTATTGCCATCAGATGCTACTTTTCGCTAATAGATAGAACGCCGTAGGTATGCCCTCCGGTTGTCAATCCGCCAAATATCCCTATTTCTTGGTAACTCTACGCCCTGCCGTGGTACGAGAATGGAGCCGCAGACCTTGGTCTACGGCTCCATATTTATATTGTGCGTCTGCAGAAGATAGCATCGGGATCAGAAGAGGAGAGGCGCATCGCCCAGCCGGGCGCTCAGCTCTTCGGACGAAGCTGTGCTGGGACACTCCTCATACGAGAGGCGGAAGGTACAGCCCTCACGGAAGGCGGAGCAGCCGAAGGCCGCACGACCTCTCAGAAGGGTACCCTGCTGGCACTGGGGGCAAGGGACGCCTGTATCAACGGGAAGCGTGGGAGCTGTCTGGGCGGGTGCAGGTGCTGGCTGTGGAGCGAGGACGGACTGTACGAGCTGGTAGAGCATCGCCTTGAGATCGTCGATGAAGACCTGCGTCTCCAGCTCACGACGCTCGATCTGACGGAGCTTGTACTCCCATTCGCCCGTGAGTGCAGCGCTCTTCAAGAGATCGTAGTTGATGAGCTTGATGAGCTGTCGGCCCGTCTCGGTGGCGTGGATCTGGCTGCGCTTCTCCTTGACGATGTAGCCGCGCTTGAAGAGCGTCTCGATGATGTTGGCTCGTGTCGAGGGGCGCCCGATACCATTCTCCTTCATTGCCTCACGGAGCTCTTCCTGCTCGACGAACTTGCCCGCGGTCTCCATAGCACGCAGGAGCGTCGCTTCGGTGTAGTACTTCGGGGGCTGGGTCTGCTTCTCGCGTAGCTCGGGGATGTGCTCGCCCGTCTCGCCTTCGGTGAAGGTCGGGAGGAGTGCTTCGGATGCTTCTCCGCCCTCTTCGCCTTCCTTGGCTTCGCTCGCCTCGGTGGGTGTCTCGGTCTCGAAGACCACACGCCACCCTGGCTCAAGGATTTCTTTCCCCGAGGTCTTGAACTTCACCTTGCCTGCTGTGCCCTCGACGCTCGTCGTACTGACGAGGCAGTCGGGGTAGAAAGCTGCGATGAAGTGGCGGGCGATGAGGTCGAAGACCTTCGTCTCCGTCTCGGAGAGCCCCGAGGGCGACTGCCCTGTGGGGATGATAGCGTGGTGGTCGGTGACCTTCTTGTTGTCGAAGACCTTCTTGCTCTTGCGGATGGGGGCGCCACTGAGGAGCGGGCTCACCAGATTGAGGTAGGGTGGGATGACGAGGCCTCGCAGGATACCTGCGACCTTAGGATATAGGTCTTCGCTGAGGTAGGTGGTGTCGACACGAGGGTAGGTCGTCACCTTCTTCTCATAGAGCGACTGCACGGTGGCGAGCGTCTCTTCGGCGCTCATACCGAACTTACGGTTGCATGCTACCTGCAGGCTCGTCAGGTCAAAGAGCTTCGGAGCGGACTCCTTACCATCCTTCTTCTTGACACTGGTGATGGTGAAGGGTTCGCCCGTGATGCTCTTGAGGGCAGCGTCGGCCTTCGCCTTGTCGCTGTACTTGCCCTTGTCGGCGCTGAAGATGACCTCGCGGTAGCGGGTCTTCAGCTCCCAGTAGGTCTCGCTCTTGAAGTTCTCGATAGCCTCTTGGCGCTCGACGATGAGGGCGAGGGTGGGGGTCTGTACGCGTCCGATGGAGAGGGGCTGCTTGCGGTCGCTGCCGCCATAGCGGAGGGTATAGAGTCGGGTGGCATTCATCCCGAGGAGCCAGTCGCCGATGGCGCGCGCTAAGCCCGCCTCGTAGAGGGACTGGTAGTCGGAGCTGTCGCGGAGCTTATCGAAGCCCTCGCGGATCGCTTCGTCAGTGAGGGAGGAGATCCATAGACGGCGCACGGGTACCTTACAGCCGACCTTCTGGAGTACCCAGCGCTGGATGAGCTCCCCTTCTTGCCCAGCATCACCGCAGTTGATGACCATCTCGGCGCCTGCTACGAGCTGCCCGATGACGGCGAGCTGCCGCTCATAGTGCTCGATGGGAATGGCTTTGATGCCGAAGCGCTCCGGGATCATAGGCAGGGACGCCAGGCTCCACGCCTTCCACCCCGGCGTATAGTCGTGGGGCTCTTTCAGCGTGCAGAGGTGTCCGAAGGTCCAGGTCACAGCATACCCGTTGCCTTCGTAGTGGCCGATACCTTTGTCGGTCCTACGGACAGTGGCTCCGAGGATGTTCGCTATGTCACGTGCCACGCTGGGCTTCTCGGCGATGCAGACGATCAAGATAGTATGGAGTGAGGGGTGAGACGAGCTAGGCGATGGTCGATGTGAGTAGGTGCAGCGCAGATGATGTGCCGCAGAGGAGTGCCCTTCCCGTGGGCTGATCTCCGAATGCAATAGGCATAAAAGAGAGAAACATCCCAAGATCACTTAAGTGAATCTTAGAATGCCTCATCAAACAAATACACATCAAAACTATGGAAACCTATTGGAGCGGAAGACGGGACTCGAACCCGCGACCCTAACCTTGGCAAGGTTATGCTCTACCAACTGAGCTACTTCCGCATTTCAAATTTGCTCTGGGAGGTTTGCCTTTCCCTTTTGCACTGCAAAGGTACGACGAAGTTTTGAATTGACCAAATGTTTGGTGAAAATTCTTGCAATTTCTCATCTCGCCCCTCGTCCCAGGTGAGATGATCTGCCTCTTCTCCAGCTATAGATGCTGGCTACAAGGCAGAATAAAATGGCTTCATTTTGAGGGGATTGGAGTGAAGGTCCGAGAAGGGTGGTGTGAACCTATATTGGTCGGCGGGCGAACCTATATAGCTTCACTCAGCGACCTATATTGGTCTGCATCTCGACCAATATTGGTTCACCCGCCGACCAATATAGGTTCGCACCGCATACTGGTAGTGCTGGATGTAGGATTGCTATTCCTTCTTGGTGTCGACGGCTTGCGCTTGAGGGAGCTTCTGCGCGTCTTGTCCAAGCGCCTTCTCCTCGCGAGCAACCCTACGCTCCAGCTTTTTGATGTCATCAGCGGGTGGCAACTCTTCGGGTTTTATTCCACGCTCGCCAAGCATGCTGCGCACACTCTCATTATTCTGTATATGCTCTTGCGTTATAGGTAGCTCGCCATGGAGATCTTTACTCTCGACATTATAGTTGGTCATTTCGGTTGCGAGGTTCTTTGCTGCTATGGTGAGGGTTGGAAGGAAGTCTGCGAGTGGTCTATTGGCTTTAACCCCCAACTTTTTCTTCATAGCCTCCGTCGTGAAGCCTCCGAATAGAGCCTTGTCGCCCATCGAGCGTATGCGTCCAAACCCTCTCTCGTCGACACCACGCTCGTAAATGTTCTGAGACAGTTGCTTCTCCGAGATCCTTAGTCGATCCCGAGTTTCCAGGCGAGAGATGAGGTTAAGGCGCTCTTCGATGAGCTCCGCTTTTCTGGTCTGTAGCGCAAAGTAGCTTTGAGCAAAGGCTATCTCTTCTTTCTTGGGGTCGCCATTCTGTGCGATGAGGTAGCATGCGTAGCGAGTGAGCATAAAGTCGGAAACTTCTCTTTGGGATCCGCTTCCGAGTTCGACCATTTTCGTGACCTCACGAAAATGGTCAAGGTCATTGACCTCATTGGATTTGCATGAGGTGATCGCTCGCTGGATAGCGACTGCAAAGTTCTCCCACCGAGCGTAGCCTAATAGCTTTTGAAGTTCACGAGCATACCAGACTTCGATATGCGTTTGCTCCCCTTCGACCTCTATGCGCTGAGCGATAGCATCGAAGCTGGATTGGTATTGGATGATGCGGGCCTTGTCCATGTCTTTCTTGTTGATTGGTTTGTATCCAGTGCGTTATGCCTGTTTGTGACGGAGCCTATATGATAATGCTCCCCTATTACAATAGCTGGGCTATGTCGTTGATGTAGGGGCTGGTGTATTCCGATGCGGTATTGATTAGACGTCCGTGCCACGACAGACAAACAAAGATAGTGATAATCTAACCAAAGAGAATCTACGGTAAAGAGGAGTGGATTAAGGATTTAGCTTCGGATTACTCTCTGAGGTGACTGGAGATATTACCTTGACTACATGCACCGGTAGAGTGTCTGGTCTTCGGAGAGAAGGGACGCTTTTTAGGGTGAAGCAAACATCCTTATTATTATGCGATTAGCGAGGAGCTGTGGGGAAGGATAAAATGAACCAATACTGGTCGCTGAGTGGACCAGTACTGATAAGCAATAGTGACCAGTAGTAGTCTGATCGCCGACCAGTACTGGTTGCTTTGCGAAGGAATGGTGGAGTGAATTGCCTCTTCCCACGATTGGGCGGTAGGGATATAAGCGTCACGCCCCACCATCCGCTGTGGGATGGTGGGGCGTGGCGATAGTAGGTGTACCCCCGAGCAGGATACGCTAATTTTCCGATAAATGTATGCGTAGGTGCGCAAGCTGTTATTACACACGCGATCTACCTGCCTCACCCGTACATTTAAGAGCAATTAAAGTTCATTAGATGATACCTATTTCCGTCCGCTAAGCGTCCGTTGTGAGGATAGCAGCGGACGGTTGAACTTTTCCATCTCCTGCGCCTTGAGGGTGTCAGCTATTGCGATGTATGGGCGCATCGTCGCCTCGGTCTTGTGACCTGTGTATTTGCGGATGACCTCGGAAGGGATGCCGAGGGTGAGGGCTTGCACAACAAAGGTATGTCGTCCTATGTGCGAGGTCACTACCTCGTACTTCGGAAGCGCCTCCTCGATGCGCTGGCGCCCAGAGTATCGTAGTCGGGTGACGGGTGCGTCTATTCCCGCCTGCTTGCACACGCTTTTGATCGCTCGGTTTAGGCGTTGCTCCGCCATTGCTGGTAGTGGCCTCTCCTCACCCTTGTACTTATTGAGGATAGCGCGGGCATGGTCGTTGATGTCCACCTCGATGAGCTGGTCCGTCTTCTGTGCGTAGTATCGTATGCTCCTCTCTGTGATGTTGTCGTGTGTCAGCTTCTTCAAGTCCGAGTACCGCAGGCCCGTGAAGCAAAGGAAGCAGAAGAGGTCGCGTGCTGTCTTCTCTGAATGCAGGCGTAGCTCTACCTCCATAAGTCGGCTCAATTCCGCCCACGTGAGATATACCTCGGCTCGGTTGCTGTCGATACCCTTGAGGCGTACGTCAAAGAATCGTCGGTAAGCCTTCTCATATAGCCCCTGCCCTTGTGCCCAATAGAGTGCGCTCTTTAATATGCGGAGTGTCTTGTCTACTGAGCCATTGAGAAGCCCGCGCTTCGCTGTTAGGTGCGTGATGAAGTCTGCCACCCACTTCTCGTCAATATCCTCCAGTGTAGCCGCCTGCGAGTAGTCTGCTATGTGCATACGTGCGGTGCGTATGTTCGCAAGGTGGCGTTCGCTCCAGCTTCGTCTCCCGCTCTCAGCTTCTACGAATAGGTCTATGAGTGCTACTACCTTGCGCTTGTCCTCTGGGCTCGCCTTTGTGGGTGCTTCTTTGGTTGTTCCCATCGCTTCACCGAGGTACTCGTTATACTTTGCCTTTAGCTCCTCGGGAGTGGGCAGGCGCTCTTCCCTCTCGAAGTAGTTAAATGCACTCTCGACAGCCTCCTCCGTGTACTGCAGTGCGCGGTTTATCATAGCTGCTGGCGTGCGTCTATCTCCGTGCGTCGTATTCTTCATGCACCGCTCCGACTCTGCGCTCCATTTGTCTGGCTCGACGCGGTAGCCTACATATACACTGGTGATATAGCCACTGCCACCTCCGTAGCGGATGCGGTAGCGGACTTGCAGGGCCTTCCAGCCTTTCTGCTTATCGAGGAGGAAGTGGCAGGTACGTCGTATGGGTAGCATGTTGTGTCGTATTTTATTGTAAAACCATTTCGTTGAAGCCAACGAAATGGTTTTGATGTGAGTCGTTGTATAATCTGCAACAACTGTATGCAGTATAATGGGGGCTACTATTCTATAGGTCGGAGTTCTCTATTTCACTTGACTTCTTGGATAGTTTTTTATCCAGATATAGGAGTATGGCGTATCTGAACTTTTCGCTGTACTCGCTATCATTATAATAGGATAGTACAACCGAAGATCTTGAGTCTGAGTAGCCACCTTCATAGGATTGCAAGGGTCTATTGGCGTGTGTGTTCTCCCACCCCTCATACTTATCTGGGAGGCTTCTTTTTAATCGGTCAGCTTCATCTTTTTCGGTTATAACGAAGGCGACTGCATAAAAAATGCCATCAACAGTCTTTAAAATGACAATGTCTTGGATCTTCCCAAAAAACTTCACTCCATTCGCATATAGCACTTGTACTCTTGGTCCTTCTTCGCCGTCTTCTATTTTGTGGATTTCTCCGCCCTGCTCTTTGATCTTTTCCTTTAGTTGCTCCAGTGTGGTCTCACCAAGGGTGCATCCTATTATCGTTCGAGTTATAACGTCTTTTTGCTTAGCGTTGTTGCGCTGTGCAAAGCCTGCTATAGGTGTTAGAAAGATGAGCAGTAGTGCTGCGAATACTGAGTATAGATGCTTCATAGGTCTGTAGTTTTGCGAATTACTTCTGGTCTTCTTCGCAGGCCTCCTTGAGAAGATCCTGCCAGTCGGGGAAGGCTGCCATAAGTTGGTAGTCAAGGCTGTCGGCCATCCGTCGTAGTCTTGGCGCTCTTTGGAAGCAGGCTATACTCATGGCGATAGATGAGGAGAGACCGAGCGAATACGCGATGATGTAGTCTATCTCTCTATTGATTTCGTAGGAGTTTATAAACCCGATGAATAGGAGGCCTACAGCAACAAGCACCAAGACGAAGCCCCATATATTGGCGGTATCAGCGGCTTGTCGTGTCTTGTCGTTTTGGGCGAAGCTGTCTCGGACGAATTTCTTGCGGTCTACGGATGCAAGGGTTTCTGTTCTCTTCATGTTGAATTTATTTTAGGTGGATAATGTCAAGTATTAGAATCTGCGCTTGATAAGCTCCTCTACATAGAAGATACCCTGCACATCATCGAGCTTAACGGAATAGTCCTTGTATTGACTGTTGAGCGAATGGCACGTGATCTCGTTGGTAGCCTTGTCGTGGTTTACAACCTCCTTGAGTACTATCCCTTCGGCTTCGGTGGCCACGACGCAGTAGGTGTCTCGTCTGCGCTTTATGCCATACTGCCAGTCGCTTTTAGGAAGGACACGGCAGAGAAGCACGTCACCATCGAGAAACGCTGTACTGGTGCCGTCGTCCATACTGTCGCCAGACACTTCAAAGAGCAGGTAATCTCCTTTTAGCCTTTTGTCAATCAGTACAGGCATCGTCTGTTTATCCTCTTCCCAACAAGGGTCTCCGAATCCAGATAGTGCTCCTGCCTTCGCACGGTGCGGTACAAGAGGTATCTCCACCCAATCGCGGTCACTGCTTACGAGTGGGCGTGCGCTATTCTCTGGTGAGGGCTGTGTGGCTGGTGCGTCAGCCTTCAGCATCTCGCCTTCGCCAGTGAGTAGCCAGGATTCTGAAAGAAGGGGGACTCTTGGTTGTACTGCCTGTGCAACTCTGGTCAATAGATCCTCTTTTGGCTCTTTCTGACCGTTGAGATACTTAGACATATTGCCCTTAGATACACCCACAAGATCTCCAAAGTGAGTCTGACTGTGAACTATTTTCTCTTCAATCAAAAAATTTAGAACTGCTCTAAGCCTCTGTGAGCCAGCAGGTAGTGGCATTGGTTCTCCCATAGCGCAACAAAAAGTTATCCCAATCGCTTGTTTGGTACAACTATTAGTTATACCTTTGTAGTGTAGTTCAAGAGGAGCTACAACAAACGCTTCAAAGTTGAAGCAAAATTTGAAACAAAGATAAAGATAATCTACCACCTGCAATATGGCTGAAATAAGAGTTCCTAAGAGCCACTCCGAAAAGTTAGATGAGCGCGCTCTCAAGATGCAGGCCGATTACCTGCGACTCCTGTCACAAGGCGGGGGAATTTGGCAGGTAAAGAAAGCCCTTGCCAAAAAATACAAGGTGTGTATGGTGACAGTCTACAGCACGCTCAAGCGGGCTGAGGAACTGAACGCAACCACCTCTGCCGAAGGCTAAGCCCTCCAGCGACAGCGATCTTTGACATACTTGATACAAACAATGGCGAAACGAAATAATCTGCGGGTGGAAGGCCCGCGCGTGATTAACCATTGTAGTTAGTCTGTGGCCTATTGCGCACAGAGCGAAGCCGTGGAAGGCACGGAATACCCGAGGATCGCAATCCTCCTGACTACACATTAGTAACTACAAATAAATACGGCTATGAATAGAATAGGAATAGCGCTTGCCTATCTGGTTGCATGCGCCCTTTGCGTCTTTGGCTTCCTCGGCTTTCTGCTGATAGTCTCAGACACTGACCACCCAACAATGCCAGCAGTGAGCACCTCGGAGTTCCTCATCAAGAAGTTCGCAGGAGTTTTCATCCTCGGCATCACCATCTATACGTGGCGATCTATCAAGCGCTACGGCCGACAACATTAGCGGATACGTAGATATGGACACGGCAATCATCCTCAGTCAAGGAGAGCTAAAGGCTCTCATTTCGTCAGCAGTGTGCGAGGCACTAAGCAAGCACACGGAGATAGCAAAGCCCACCGAGAGATATATCGCAGGTCGTGACAAGGTGCTCGGCTTCCTCGGTATCAAGTCACGTGGTGCACTGAACTCAAGAATAGAAAAGTATCCAAGCGCCTTCCTGCAGGATGAGCGCTTTACTCTCATCCTCGACGTAGATGCGTATGCAGAGTGCCTACGCAGAGAGCAGAAGATGACAAGACAGAAGTAACCACTATATGAAGCAACGCAACATAGACCAGCTACGATTCAGACAGCTCAGTGATCAAGATTTAGACCAGCACATTCATAATCACCAGCTGTATCTCTCCTTCCTAACGAATAAGATGCGCGCTCGAAATAAGCGGGTCCGCTACTTCGCCGTGAAGGCTGGAGATACAGCAGACAAGCTCATCCTGCTCAAGGAAGAGAAAAGCCGTAGAGAGCAGGAGACCGCGTAATGAAGAAGATAGACCAACACGAGGTGATAAGAGCGATACAGCGATACCTCCAACAACGCAAGGAAGAAAGACGGCTGCCGCTGATCGTACTGAAAGAGCAACTATCCTCGGTAGTCGGCTATGGCTTCGATACTCTCCGCACTATCCTGCTGGACCTCTGTCAAGAAGGTCTTCTAATCTCTGGGCGCACACTCAACTACACCTACTTCACACTCCCAGAATATGTGTAAGCACAAATACATACCACTCGACATCTTCGCCATGCAGGACGCTAAGATAGAAGCACTGACTGCAGAACATGGGATGGCGGGCTGGGGTATCTACACCGCCCTCCTGCTAAAGCTCGCACAGCAAGATGAAGACGGGTACACTTATCCAAACAACGCCAAGCGCCTGGCGAACATCCTGCCAAAGCGACCAAGGGCGGAAGTTGTGCGATCCACTATTGAGGACTTCGGTCTGTTTGAGATCGCCACAGATGAGGATGGAGTAGAGTACTTCTACTCGCCACGTCTCACCTCATACCTCTCAACTCTTGGCGGTGCAGATAAAAAGCAAGGCGAAGAAGCTGCACCGAAGAAGCGCAGCTACAATGTAAGTCAAGCGGTCAAAGAAGGCTTAGATAGAGCTCGTGAGGCTAAGCGTAATCGCTCAAAAGTAGAAAGCGAAAGTAGTAAAGTAGAGAGCAAAGTAGAAACGAAAGTAGAGAGCAAAGTAGAGGCAAAAACAGGTAAAAGTAGAAAAGTAGAGAAAGCAGAAACGAAAGTAGACGAAAGTAGAGAAGGTACTTCTACTTTGCCCTCTACTTTCAGCTCTACTTTGGGGGGGACTATAGGGGGGGTAAATACCCCCCTAAAAGAAAAAGATAAAATAGAAGATGAAAGTCTCCCCCAAACCCCCAGGGGGGGCTTTGAGAGCGCGCAGAAAGAAATAGATGCGATAGAGGACCCTGCGCTTCGCGCTATGGTTAGCTCGCTAATGTATCCGAACTCAGATATGCGAGACTTCGGTAAGGCATGGCGAGCACTCTATGAAGAGGCGACTGCTGGCGATGATGGCTTTGCTAAGTCAAGTATCCTATCGCATGCCATTTGTAGAGACGGGCATGAGCTTTTTTTGGCACTGATGCCCGACCGACCAGATGGGAATGCCAAGGAGCGTCCCACGGTGGCGACCACACTAAACGCAATAGCCCAATTCCGAAAGATGATGGCAGAAGCTAAGGCATCTACCTTCCTTCGAAGTAATCGAGCCATGGCGAGTCTGTCGTGGCTTGTCAAGCCAGACAACTTCGCTAAGGTCGTGGAGGGGTGCTATCGAGACAACACTGCCTCCAAGCCGTCATCTCCTCCTCCTGCATCCCAGAACTACTCAAACCACATGTGGGATGAAGTCAAGAAGGAGCAGGCGCAGGCCGAAGAGAGCGAGGAGATGAAGGCATACAAGGCTTCTGTACTCAAGAGGGTGCGAAGAGAAGGAGAACAGCAAAAAAATCAACAGCAATGATTAACGAGCAACCACAGCCCAAAGAGAGTGCGCTTCCACTCGCCTCGGAGTTTGTGAAGAAGATCAAAGAGGAGCGTACAGCAGGCCTACCACCACGAACGGTCTATGAGGCATACAGAGGTATCAAACTTGACGATGCGCTGGACTATATCACAGAGCTTGGAAAGCTGAGGGAGGAGCGATTTTCTCTTGACAATGATACACTGGCTCTCGGATATGCAAAAGCGGTTTCTTGGCTACTCGCTCTGCCACACCCAGAGATAGACGACCCGATGAAGGGGTTGCTTGTGATGGGAGAGACAGGTACAGGTAAGACGCTTCTTGTGACTCTACTGCGAGATCTCAGCGAAATGCTTGGTGTGCAGCGACCATTCTACGACGGTGTGAATAGCCGACGAACTATGAAGCCCTTCCTGTGGAATGGTGAGACGCACGCCCTTTGGCACATGGCGGATCTTATGGACAGCACAGATGGCAGGTACACCGCCCTGGATTATCGGGTGCTTCACATAGGCGACCTCGGAAGTGAGCCTGTTACTTTCCAGCGCTATGGAAACAAGGCGAGTTTGGCGGACCTCATCAATCAGAGATCCGACTACGGGTATCGGGATGCACCGATCGTCGCCACCACAAACCTCCCGTTGTCTGAACTTCAACGCTACGGAGACCGTGCGGTATCTCGCCTTCGTGGTGACTGCATCGAGGTACGGCTCGTAGGAGTGCCAGACCACAGAATGAACAGAACGAAAACGAGTATTTAATCCCAACCTATGGACAACGAAATCAAAATTAAGGGAACAGTAGCAGTCCTCCGCCCACTCATGCAGGGGAGAAGTAAGTCAACGGGCAGCCTCTGGCAGTCGCAGGTATTCGTGCTTGATACAGGCGGACGCTTCTCAAGTAAAGTGCCGATTAAGCTCTTCGGTGAGACTATCGAGAAGTTCCCCCTGCAATTAGGGCAAGAGGTGACCGCCTATATCGACCTCGACGGACGCGAGTACAACGGAGTTTGGTACCCAGAAGTCAAGGCGTGGAAGATCGAGTACTCCACAGGCGCTGCGCAGGCCTAACTCGTGTAAGATTATGGATGATCCAAATCAAAAGAAGTCTCTCCTTATTGGGATAGATCCTGATACGGAGGCTTCTGGGTGGGCTGTCGTCGATCTCAACGATCGGACTATTCACCTCGAGACTATCTCGTTCCTTAGAGTCTTAGATCAGCTCAACTTCTTTGACGCCTTATGCAGCTTACACGAATATCGAGGTGAGAAGGAGTGCGCCTACCGCTTTGTCCTCGAGGACATCTGGAGTACCGCACACAACTGGCACGCATCAGCAAGAGATAACCATAGAGTTGTAGCCAAGAAAGGCTATCACCTTGGGCGGTGCGCTATGGTTGGCGAGCTTCTCCGAGATGCGATACAGGCAAAAGAGTTCCCGATCATCTGCCAAAAGCCACTGCTCAAGCACTGGAGAGGACAAGACGGAAAGATCACCCACTCTGAAATACTCGAAGTATGCAGGCGTCACAATCTTACGCTACCTAAGAGTAAGCTCGCTCGCACCAACCAAGAGGAGCGAGATGCACTACTCCTCGCTATCCACCACATCGCAACACCTACCAAACTATTTGACAAATGACAATCACACTACTACTCTTACTTTCTGCAGGCCTGCTCGTGATGGCCTACCTCATCTGGACGCTACACTCACGCCTGCGCCTTCTTGAGCGGATGGACGACACTCGAAAGAGAGAGGCACGAGATCTATCTAAGATGCAGGGCGAGGTAGAGCACTACTTCTCCTTCGTCAGCGAACAGCAACACAAGCTCCTCGAGATGCTTGGCAATGTCAATGACGTCACGCTCAAGCTCGCAGAGAAGGTGCTTGCCAAGGGCGAGTACCAAGCCCCAATGGCAAAGCCTACCACGCTGGAGCGTGTGCCACGCCCATGGCGCACAAAGCCCGAGATGAGTAAGAGAGAAGAAGCGAAAGAATGAAAGTACTATCACTCTTTGACGGAATGAGCTGCGGGCAGATAGCCTTGAGAGAGCTGGGCGTGCCTATTGAAAGGTACTATGCCAGTGAGATAGACAAGCACGCTATCGCTCAGACGCAGCTCAACTTCCCCGATACGATACAGCTCGGAGACGTGGAGAAGTGGCGAGAGTGGGACATTGAGTGGTCGGAGATAGACCTCCTACTCGCTGGCTCTCCCTGCCAAGGCTTTAGCTTAGCAGGTAAAATGCTCGGTCACGATGACACACGAAGCAGGCTGTATTGGGTGTTCCTTGACATCCTGCACCACGTGCAAAAGCTCAACCCCAACGCAAAGTACCTCCTTGAGAATGTGCGGATGCGTCCATCAGACGAGCTGAGGATAAACGAAAGCCTCGGCATTAGACCCGTTGTGATTAACTCCTCCCTTGTGTCTGCGCAGAATAGAGTGCGCCTATACTGGAGTAATATACGGACGAAGAGCGAGGGGATATGGGGCGAGCTGCTCACAGATATTCCCCAGCCTGCCGACAGAGGCATCTACATCGGAGACATCCTTGACGATGAAGTAGACGAGAAATACTATATGCGCAATCTCTCTCTCAACGAGGAGACTCTTGAAAGCATCGCCCATACGCAGGAAGGGAAGGCGTCGGGCGTAGTCAAGCTCGACAAGAAGCTAAAGCCAAAGGCTCAGCAAGACAAGGCTTCCTGCCTAACAGCTGGAGGGCACAGTGGAGGTAACCACTCCGATATGGACATCTTGTATATAGGCATCTTTCAACGTGGGCGTGGATACTTAAAGTCGAGAGTTATCCCCGACAAATCGCCAACATTGACCTCCAATAGTTGGAGCTTTAATAATATGGCATGTGCCATGCGTGGAAGAGGGGACAAGGGTAATCTGCTAATTACTCCTGGCACTTGGAGAACGCACAAGGATGGGCAGGGCTTCCGCCCGACAGCTGGAGGCAAAAGCCCGTGCATCCCCGCAAGAGCGAGGAACGACGGCAGCGGACAGCCCGTAGCTAAAATAGGCTATATGATCCGCCGCCTCACCCCCACCGAGTGCGCACGCTTGCAGACTATCCCCGACTGGTACAAGTGGTGCTGTTCCGACACCCAAGCCTACAAGATGCTCGGCAACGGGTGGACGGTGGAGGTGATCAAACACATCTTATCACACATCATCAAATAGCAACGAATATGGAATACAAACTTTACAACGCAGACACGCTCAACCGCTACGCCAAGGACTGCCACCAGCGGTCAGTGGCTAAAGGCTTTTGGGACGTTCCACACTCCATCGGGCATTCCCTGATGCTCGCTTACGGGGAGCTTCACGAGGCTATCGAAGCCGACCGTATCGGGAAGTGGGCGAAGCTTGACCCCGACGCGATAGACACGCTCCAGCGTATAGAGGGTGCTATCTACGTTCAAGAGTTTCTCCGCCTTGTTGAGGGCACCGTGGGATGCGAGATAGCCGACGCAGTGATACGCCTTCTTGACCTGCTGGGGTGGATGCTCAAAGATCGTGCGCTGTCGGAGACGGAGGTAGAGACCGACTTAGGCGTATCTGCGTTCCACATTGAAGGTCAGACGACGCTTGCCGAAGCACTTTGGCTTATCCTTCAGGAGGCGTGCTGCCATTGTGGTAAGTACGCTCACCGATACGCAATACTCTACACCATCAAGTCCCTCGAGTTGCTCTGTGATCGCCTCGGCATCGATCTGATGGCGCACATAGAGCTGAAACTAAAGTACAACGCCACACGCCCTGCGAAGCACGGGAAGAAATACTAACAGATATGGCGCAAGAAATACTGAAAGATAAAAGCAACAGGTGCGTCTATGCGACAATAGGTGCATCGAGCCATTCGGATGAGGATAGAGTGATAAACGACTACTACGCTACAGACCCAAACGCCCTGGAGCAGCTTCTCAAATTCGAAGTATTCCACGAAAAAGTGTGGGAGCCAGCTTGCGGAGGTGGGCATCTGAGCTGTGTCCTCGAAGCTCACGGATACTCTGTTCGCAACAGCGACATCGTGGACAGAATGGGCGGTGGCGTAGAGATACTCGACTTCATCGAAGGAGATACAGGGGTGTGGGAAGGCGACATCATCACCAACCCTCCATACTCCTTCGCACAGGAGTTTGTCGAGAAGGCTCTCTCTACAGTCGTCGATGGGTCAAAGGTGGCAATGTTCCTAAAGCTTACTTTCCTGGAAGGGAAGAGGCGGAAGGAAATGTTCGCAAAGTATCCACCGAAGAGAGTGTATGTATTTAGCCACCGCGTTACCTGCGCAAAGGGTGGCGACTTCGCTTCTACGAAGAGTAGCGCAGTCGCTTATGCATGGTTTATCTGGGAAAAGGGGTATAGCATGGATACTATCGTTCGATGGATATAATAAATCAGAAAGAACAATGACGCGAAACGAAATAGCAAAGAGCCTCAAGCCAATAGAGTGGGCGTATAACCACGAGTGCAGTATGTACGTGGCTTCTTTTGGGGTTGGCGGGGAAAGCCTCGAGATTGAGATCTCGCCAGCTTATGGTGCGCCAGAATTTTCGCAACTGATGATATTTCGAGACGAAACACTCATCGATGGGTATAAGGTGTGCCACAAGACCCTCGACAGCGCAATGCAGGAGGCTCGCAATTTTCTCGTAACCGAGGTGTGTAGCCTCTTTAATCTTGACGAGCAATGACGACCGAAACATTCGCCCTCCTCTCCTTCATCGCCTGCCTCGTCCTTGGTGTAGGGTGCGTCACACTCTTCTTCCTTTGGTTGGCTGAGGGGCGGAAGGTGGAAGACCTCCACAAGTCCAAGGAGGAGCTACGGGATCATATGGCCAGCTACAACTACTATCTCTACGAACAACTCAGGAGCACCAAGAGGGAGAATGAAGAGCTGCGCACATATATCTACCGCCAACAGAGGGAGCAACAGAAGCAAGACAACTAAATACAAACTACTATGACCCAAGAACAAAAAGAGAAACTGACAGCGTGGTGCCTAAACCTGTTTGTCACCTATCGTGTCGACTTCTTCCGAGGATTAGTGCTATCGGACACGGTGAACTTCTTTAACACGGAAGACCCAGACCGAATAGAGGTAGCGATAGAGAGCTGCCGCGGAGCCGACAGCCTCTGCTTTGAGCCCGATCAGAAGGACTACTCCGAGCTACTCAGAGAGCTACGTGAGATAGCCAAACAAGTGCCACTAAGCGACACCGCACAGAGCGCCATTACCTACGTCTTCGGGGGTGAGTGGGAGGAGGCTATGGAAGCCCTCGACAAGCTCAAGAGCGAACGCAACGAACAAAACTAACCACGAGTGCGCCCTGCTGGCGGTTTACCGCACGCGAGACCTTCACGCGCCTGGGACGGCGGGGCGCACTCTAATCAATCCAGAGACAATGACACGAGAAGAACTACTGAAATCCCTCCGCCCGCTCGAATGGCGAAAGCTGACGGGTAGCCTTAGAGCGATCTACAAAGCCGACCAATTCGTAGACGGGGACGTACTCATCAGCGAGGTGTACCCGAAGTGGATTACAACGTTCGACAACGTGGAGTACAACTCTTTGGCGGAGGCTAAGCAAGCGGCCGAGGAGTACCGAAAGAACAAGATACTATCACACTTTAACATTGAGGAGAAATGACAGAAACGATAGGCTTCACCGCATCAGTAGTGCTGGGTGTATCTGTGCTGGCACTCTTATCCTCGTTTGTCTTAGCAGTAGACCGAGCGAGGGAGCGTGAAGGCGAAGATGACGACAAGGTCTTCAACGCCTACGTAACTGTACTAAAGATCTCATCAGCAACATTCGTCTTATCATGGCTAACCTTAGTGGTCGTAGCTATAGTAGAAAGCATAATCAAATGACACGAGAAGAAGTAAAAGCCCAGCTGGCTAAATGCCCGCTGGAGTGGACACGTGAAGCTCTGCCACACTTAGATATTGAGTATTTCAAGGCTGAGATAAAGCAGGGTGAACTATGCATCGAGTATCACATTCGCTACGATTGTGAAAATTCTGTGCCGAAGCGAGTGGGGTTATATCTAACGGCTATGGATTGCGAAGAGGTGGCAGATGAGTGTATTGAGATGCACATATTGGACAACTTCCCGACCTTGGACGAGCTCAAAGCCACGGCCGAAGCCCACCGAATAGACCTCATCTGCCGACTGCTCGGCATTAACGACTAACGACTATGACGATATGTGGCTAACAGCAACGACAGGAATGCTCGGAGATGCTTCATACTGGTATAAGGTAGAAGGTATCCCCGAAGGCTTGACGCTCTCAGAGGCGATAAAATGGATAGGCGACCTTGATAGAGATGAGTCTGGACGAATCAGAGTGAAAGAGGATGGAGACGGCACATACGGCGGCCACGAAGTCGCAAGGTACGGCTCTTTCTGTGTGGAGAGCAGTGACAATGATAGGCTCGCCCGCCTTAGCGATAGAGAGGTTGAGAAAATCACAGCTAACGGAGGTTGGGGGCAACTGCACTTCGAGATAAAACTCAAGAAACTAACTGTATGAACGCACTCGAAACACAGGTGGGAGGAAGCCACTACAAGGATATGCGCTTCCAGCCCATCGAACTGATCAGCCTATTAGGCTTGGACTTCTTTCAGGGGAACGTAGTCAAATACGTAGCTCGTCACTACGCGAAGGGCGGGCGTGACGACTTGGACAAGGCACTGCACTACTGCCAGCTGGCTATGAGCTACGGCTATGGGCGAGGTCGCCAGCCTACTAAGGCGCAGACGGCTCGCATCGCGGTATTCGTCTCAATGAACAGCCTGCCAGCCTACACAACTAAGCGCTTCTCTCGCCTCATCTCCGAAGGTCTTATGTGTCGTAACTGGGATCTGGCTATGGAGATCATCGAAGAAATCGCCCAGGACTACGATGCGCAGGCCTGCAGTACAGACAACTAACGTAAATACACTAACAATATGGAACTATTCCTCGCACGAGTTGCATACAGCAACTTAGATGACAAGAAGGTCACCGAGACCTACCTTGTAGACGCACTCTCCTACACAGAAGCAGAGGCAAAGGTGTTAGACCACCTCGCCAGCTTCGCCTCTGATGCAGTAGAGATAAAGAGCCTCAATCCTCTCGGAGTGTCCGAGGCTATCGGGCTTGATGTAGACGGAGAGAGCTACCACTACTACCTCGTGGGGCTTACAGACGGTAAGGGCAGGGCTACTGCTCGCAGGGTCCTCATCAAAGAGCTCACCGCAATGGATGCCTGCAACACTATCTCCGACAGCTGGGAGAACGTGGTCACCTCGGTGCGCCTGCTGGATGTGGTAAACGTAATCAGATAGGCTATGAGCGCTGTACTAATCATCGCCGTCGCAGGCCTCGTCCTCGGCTTAATTTTTTTTTTGCCGGGGCTCGTTCTTCCGAAAGTCTACCGACAAGCCCTCTTCGTTGGCAGGCGGCCTGCGTGTGGCATTGGCAACCATGCTGGAAAAATCCAGTCACTTATCACCACGGTCTTTAATCAGAAAGGATATGAATAACACGACATTCAAACACTACGTAGCTCCGTTCAAGGATGTATCGGGAGATATGTGGGCGCTCCTCATTGCCTACCCAGATACGGAGGAAACGAAGAGCTACCCAAAGGTAAAGGAGGTGCGTCTTGGCGTGCCTGCGGTGACGCTGACGACGGAGAGCGAGGATGCGCTCTCCCCAGTAGTCAAGGGTAGGCTGGCATTCTCTCTCTTGGAGGAGAGGGCGGACCAGCGGTATCGCCACCTTGTGCAGGCCCCCGAGGGTGACGTGTCGGTCGTGCTGATGTATCTTGGCGATGAGAAGCTACCTGCTAATGGGGTTTTGAGCGAGCAGTGGTTGCAGGCCTGCATTGATAGGTTTGATCCAACGACAAAGGATGGCAATTGCTTTTGGTGTGGCACGCTTGATCCTGAGAGCTACAAAGAGCCAGCCAACCAAGACACGGGGTATCTTGTCAGCTTCGAGGCTAATGACTTTGGGCGATTAGCACGAATACCTATCACGAGTAAGCCATTTGAGCCACTGATACGAGTGCAGGAGAAGATGGCGCTTGAGGGGCTTCTTCGAATCATCTTGTACATGGGTATCGAGGGGTGGGCGCATGAACGCCACCGCTTGCCGAAGCGTCCAGGGGGGGTGCTTCTTGGTATCCGTAAGAATGTGGTTTTTGCGATGTCAAGATATGATGCCGAGGATGAAGTCTCGAATGGAGATGCTATTTCGCGAAGAGAGAGAGGGCTAATCGTAGACACCTCTCAGTTCTTCGAGGATAGTGACACTCCGATGTCTCTTCTGGAGGTGCTTGAGCGTGTTCTTAGCTCGCTTAGTCTGCGAATAGAGCAGTCCAGCGGAATGTACATTGTTTCGGATATATCCTCTCTCGAACAAGGCAACGCAACCCCTGCGGCGACGCTTAACAACAAGGATGCTCAACTATCCTTTACTCCAGTCCAGATGAAGGTGCTTGGAGATGATGGCGAGCTGTCTCTTCATGAGAGCTATGGTAACCTTGTCGTGACTACATATACGCACCTTGATTCTGTTCGCAAGGGTATGGAGCTTCCAAAGATTGAAGACTATGCCCCGTGGGTGGCAGTAGGAAGAGCTGATGTATCCTCGAAGAATATCCTCGGCTGGCGATTCAGAACGACGGACCCGCTCATGGGTACAGCTAAGACTCCTGCCATACTGGAGGTAGAGGCGGAGACACTCGGTGAGGATGGGCGCTTTTACTCCTTGGTATGGAATCCTAAGAGTATCCACGGGCGAGTGAAGAGCCTAAGGATTGGCGCAGGACTTAGGCCAAATGTTACGGAGTACAGTGTGTTCTATGCAAGGGTAGACGGCTGGAAGCGTGTACGTGATGGCGTGTATGCCAACCAAGCTCTAAAGCTGGTAGATGAGGACTGTGTGATGTACGATAGTGGAGCTGACCTCAACGACTACACCTACGACCTCACCAAGTCGTTCAACAACTATGCAGCGCAAGAGGAGGGCGCTATACGAGGGTATGTGCAGATGCTCAAGTGGTATCGAGATCAGATGAACTCAACAGAGCGCCCGCTTGGACTCAAGCTCAATGAGAAAACCCCTTGGACTATGGAGATACCGAACGTAGGAGATATATCTAACTTCTGCCTTCGTCTTGATATGCCTCTGCTACTCTCATTTGGCTCAGATCTCTATCAGGAGATGAACGAGGTTACGGGTGAGCGCCTCAAGATGTACTCCAATAATTCGTCGGGACGAAACTACAACCTCGGAGATCCAGAGGGCACGAAGAGGATAAACGACTCGGCTAAGGCAAATAAGGAGTTTACGGACCAGCTTATTGAGGCCCGCGTCCCATTCAGTCTGACTGCGACTAACTCCAGCGGAGAGAAGATGAGGCGGACGAAGGCCTCGTTGAGGTTCCCGGTGCCACCTACGCGGAGCTCCCCCTCGACCAGATAATCCCGAATACAAGACAACCGCGAAATGTATTCGACGAAGAAGAGCTTGAGGAACTGGCAGCTTCGATTCGCGAAGTCGGAGTTCTTCAGCCCATTATCGTTCGGCCGTTGGCGGCGCCGATTCCCGGGCAACCAAAGGCTCGCTACGAGCTCATCATGGGCGAGCGTCGTTGGCGTGCCTCGGAGCTGGCCGGCATTGAGACCGTTCCCGCCATTATTCGGCATACGCAAGATGAGGATCTGCTTCGAGACGCCCTCTTGGAGAACTTGCATCGAGCGGAACTCAATCCGTTGGAAGAGGCGGCCGCCTACCAACAGCTCCTAGAAGACTTTCAGTGCACTCAAGAGGAATTGTCGCGTCGAATCGTGAGGTCGCGTCCACAGATCTCCAACACGCTGCGATTGCTCAAGCTGCCCCCTCTGGTCCAGCGGCGAGTGGCTGCCGGGGTTTTGTCTTCCGGGCATGCGCGTGCACTGCTCGGTTTGTCCGACCCTGGCGCAATGGAGAGACTTGCTCAAAAGATCGTCTCCGAGGGCCTTTCTGTGCGACAGGTTGAGGAGATCGTCGCCCTTGGCGACGAACCGACTGCCTCGCCAACTGGCGGACGTAGGCGAGCTAGAAGATACGGCCCTGAACTCGGCGAACTGTCGAGCAGGCTGGCCGACCGCTTCGATACTCGCGTCAAAGTCGAAATGGGGGCAAAGAAGGGGTCTATTAAGATCGACTTCGCTTCAATCGACGATCTCAATCGCATCCTGGGCGTACTCAGCCCCGGTGAGACAGGCGTTGATGTCGCCGAGTAGAAGTGGAAAGTGAGCTTCGGCGTTGAAGGTGCGGTTAGTATGAATACTGTATCACGACGCGTAGTTAATAAGGTCGTTTTGTCAGTTTGTTTTCACGTGGGTTGGGGCGGGGAATCCCCCGTCCCAACCGCAAGTTGCACGGGAAGCTCGTTGTGGGTCTGAAAGCCCCATATGACCTGGAAAGGCCAAACCAATCTAAACGATTCTCGTTGCCCAAAGGACCAAACCGGACTGGAAGCTCCAAACTCACCTGGAAGACAAGACCGAAATTGTCAGTACAAAAGAGTCCGCCAAGGTTGTCGTATTCAAAAGGCTAGCTGCATGATCAGAAGATCGGTTGCCGTGCTTAAAAGCTCAGCTACCATAATCAGAAGTTCGGTCGCTGTGCTCAGAAGCTCGCCGAGATTCTCGGGCTGAAAAGTTCGTCCATCTGTCAGGCCGATAAAGTCAACAGGCTTTGCCGAACTGACGAAGTCCGACAGGTTGAAATGAAGACAGGATGGACTCAGAGAGTCTACGCCTTGGAGGAAACCCCTAGGACGAGACGTCCGAGAGCAGACGGTCCCGGTTGTCTAGACGCCGTTTGCACTGGACGGAAAAACCGGATGCGACAGACGGAACGTGCGTGAGGGCGACGGAGATCTAGATTCGGCGGCGGGAATGTGCGTGCGATGGGAATGCGGGTTAGAACCTAGGTGCGACAGAGGGAATGCGTGTGACGCAGGAACGTGCGTGCAACGGAAAGAACGCGTGTGACGCAGGAACGTGCGTGTGACGGAGGGAATGCGTGCGACGGCGGAAATCCGAGCGTACGGCAAGACCTAGTCGCCTGTGCGGCGTGGGACGTGGTTTAAACTATCGCCCATCAGTTAGAGCCGCGTTCAGGATCTCCACGTAGAGATCGTCGACGGTTGTTTCGCTTTCTAAAGCACCGGCTGTTGCAGCTTGAGGGAAGAGCGAAGTCTCCGTCATTCCGGGGGCGACGTTGACGTCAAGGATCCAAGCGCGGCCGGCGTCGTCGAGAATAATGTCCGTGCGTGAAAGATATCTGAGCCCGAGAATGGAATGGGCGCGCTCGGCGGCCTCTTTGACGGCGGCGGTGTCCTCTTCGGAAAGGCGAGAGGGAACGAAGTATTCGGCACGCCCGGCGAAGTAGCGCGCATCGTAATCGTAGGGTCCGTCAGCCGCGATCTCGACCGGAGGAAGAGCGCGGGGCGCGCTTCCAGTTTGGACGACGGACACCGCCACTTCGGTGCCTTCGATGTACTGCTCGACGCGCGCTCGCTCGTCGTAGGCAAAACAATCCACCATGGCGCGAGGCAAGCCAGCCGCCGAGGCCACAATGGTCACGCCGAGCGCCGAGCCTCCCTGGGCTGGCTTAACGACCAGCGGAAAGTCAAAACGCGCCTTAACGAGGTCGAGGACTTGGCCCACCCCTACCTCGCGGAACAGCTTCTGCGGAATCGTCACCGAATCGGGGACGCTCAGGCCGGCGGCGGAGAGAACCGCGCCCGCCACCGCCTTGTCTGAGGCGATCCTGCATGCGGCAGGGGACGTGCCGACGTAGGGAACGCCGACGAGTTCCAGCAGGCCCTGAAGCGACCCGTCCTCCCCGGTGCTTCCGTGGATGAGTGGCCAAACAACGTCGGGCTGCATAGATTTGAGGGACTGCAGAAGATTGGCGTCGACGTCGAGCA